TGACCAACGTCTGTTGCTTCATCGCCTAGTACTTCATTTAGATCGTTCATTGTCTCAGACACTCCATTAATATAGTTGTCTAAGGCAGTTTCTAATTCTTCTCTTGCTACTGTGTAAAGTTGCGGGTCTGGAGTATCGTCGTCAAGTTCTATTGCTTCTAAACGTTCGATGAGAGCATTAACTTCTTCTGTCTTAGCTGTTGCATCTGTAATGTTAGTATTGATTTCAGATATCTTTTCAGTTGCTTCGCCTGCCACATCCATAGACTCAGTTAGTAACTCGTTAATTTTTTCTTCTGTTTCAGCGGCTGATATAGCTGTTTCAACATCAGATGCTAACGATCCAATACTACCCATAACTGCACAGGCATCTGTTGCAGTTGCCATTGTAGCATCACAGGCTGTTTCAAGTTTTACTGCTTTGGCATCAACTGTGTCATCAACATACTTAGGTGTTCCACCCGCAAACTTTTTATCAAGTGCGGCTTGTGGACCGTGAACTCTTGTTTCTTTTCCTAGATATGTAACAATAATAAATGGTGTACCTTCTTTGTCAACATTGAAGTTAACAACGCTACCATTGTCTTGAATACGTCTATAAATCATTTCTGGCATATTAATACTCCTCTTACAAAGTATTTATCTGCTATTTAATGATGTCGGCTAATCCTGCAGGTGCTTTAATGATTGGTGATGTTTGCTTTTGATATGCGTCAGCAAACTGTTTTGCAGTAGGTACACATAAAGAAATAGCAGTATGCTTAACAGTATAGCTTCTATTTACTTCTGCTGTAAACAAGAACTGTTGTAACCCAATGCCTTTCTCACTAGCAACTAGTGTCAACGGGTGATGAAGTTGAATTTGTTTATCATCTTCTTTTTCAAACTTACCTACAAGCTCTTCGCCTGACATAAGTTTAATAGTGACAATGTCGTCTTTTTTATAAGGTGCTTCGATTAACATATATTATTCTCCAGATTCATTAAAGTGTTTTTCTAATTCGTGATACCCACCCATATACTTACCCTTGAATATAATCTGTGGAGCAGTTCGTGGCATCGGAAGTTTGTTTACTTCAAATTCTTCCATCAACTGTTGTGGAGAAATATCTGAACCAATAATCATTTCAATAAATTCTACGCCTTTGTTTTTTAATAGATGTTTTGCTTTTACACAATAGCTACAATTCGGTTTTGAATATACTACTGTTGTGTTGTTGTCTGCCTTTTGCATTATAGTTTAAATCCTTTTAGACTGTCTGTTGACACGTCTTGTTTAATCCCACCGATGATATAACTTTCAACTTCTGTCTCTTGAGGTGCAACTTGCAAGCCTGAGCTAGATAGCCAATGTTGTGTCCACGGTAGCGGGTTTTGGGTTGATGATGCATCAAAGATAGTTGAGTATCCTAATGCTTTTAGCCTACGGTTAGCAATGTACTCTACGTAATCGCCTAACAGTCTTTCGTTCAGACCAATAATTGATCCGTCTTTCATTAAATGTTTAGCCCATGCTTTTTCTTCGTTAACACATGCTTTCCACATTTCATAAACTTCTGCTTCACACTCTTTTGCAATCTTAGCCATCTCTGGATCGTCATCGCCACGCATCCAATTCTTAAGAACGTGTGAACTTAGTGCAAGGTGTTGACTTTCATCACGAGCAATAAGACTAATAATCTTTGCTGAGCCTTCCATTTTCTTTAGCTCACCAAATGCAAATGTACATGCAAACGAAACATAAAAACGTAAGCCTTCTAAGATGTTTACGTTCATCATAGCAAGGAACATTTTTTTCTTAACGTCACGCATGGTTCCTTCTTTGCGATGAATGAATGCGTCTGCCGCACCTGTAAACGCATCATAGTTTTTAGTTACACTAATTGCACGTTTAATAATTTCATCGTCATTTAAAATATGATCTAATACTTCACTTGGGTTAGGATATACATTCTTCATAATGTGTGTATAACTACGTGAGTGAATAGTTTCAAAGAAGTCCCAAGTAACAATACAACCTTCTAGTTCTGGTAAAGACACATGAGGCAAGAAAGCAAGACATGGTCCTCTTCCTTGTACACTATCTAATAGTGTTTGGTACTTTAGGTTACTTGTAAAAATATGTTTTTCTTCTGGACGAAAGTTCTGGAAGTCAGCTCTATCTTTTTGTAACGACACTTCCTCAGGACGCCAAAAGTAACCAAGCATTGTTTGGTTAAGTTTATCAAATACAGGGAAGCGAAATGTATCGTATCTCTGTGTGTTTTGGTCTGCTCCGAAGAACATATGTTGTTTTGTGAAGTCTATTTGTTCACGATTAAATACTGTCTTTGCCATGTTTCTCTTTATCCTCTAATAGCGTATTTATAATATACACTAGTCTTGTCTATTTGTCAAGTACTTTATTTATATTGCACAACTATCGCAATATTCTTCATACTCATCGTCTGTGCCGTTAAATTCCGCACGTCCAATCTGTGGTTCAAAGCCGTTAAGTGGGCTTTCTAACTTAGCTTCTTCAACTTCTTCCTCGCTAGGATCAGCCTTGAAGTCATAAGTGTTTTGATAGTATGCTGTTTTCCAACCTAATTTGTATGTTGTTAACATGTCTTGTAACATCACACTCATTGGCACTTCGTTGTTTTCAAAGTGTGTAGGGTTGTAACTCCAGTTACCTGAAATACCCTGATCAAAAAACTTTTGCATTACTGCTACTATGTTGATATACCCTTCGTTGCTTGGCATATCCCATAATAAAGTATAGTGATTCTTTAGTGTAGTATATTGCGGAACAATCTGTTTAAGAGGCCCTTTCTTCGACTTCTTAATGGACAAGAACCCTCTAGGTGGTTCGACTCCGTTGGTAGCGTTCGACACAATGGAACTGCTCTCTGAAGGCATTTGTGCGGACAACGTTGAGTGCCGTAACCCGTCTTTAACAATGGCTGTTCTAAGAGTTTCCCAATCATATTTTAATGTTATTGAACATACGTCATCTAACTCCTTCTTATACGTGTCAATGGGTAGTACTCCATCGCTATATTTAGTACGGTCAAAATACTCACACTTGCCTTTTTCTACAGCTAAGTTGTTTGATGCTTTTAGCAAATAGTATTGAAATGCTTCTGATAGTTCGTGTACTTTTGTTAATGCTTTCTTGTCGCTATACTTAACTTGATTCTTAGCTAGGTAATGTGCTAGTCCAATGTAACCTACACCTAAGCTACGTCTTGCTTTAGTACTTTTCTCTGCGGCTAAAATTGGATAGTGTTGATATTCAATAATTTCATCTAATGCTCTTACTGCCATATCACATAAGTCTTCTAGTTCGTCTAAGTTATTAAGTTTACCTACGTTAATAGCACTAAGAATACACAATGCAATTTCACCTTCTGGATCATCAATGTGTTGTAGTGGCTTAGTTGGTAATGTAATCTCTTGACACAAGTTACTCATGTATACTGTATCTTTAAATGAACTGTGAGTGTTAGCATGGTCGACGTTCATAATATAGATACGTCCTGTTTCTGCACGTTCTTTGATCAACGCAGAAAATAAATCCATTGCCGAAATAGTTTTAGTACGTAATGATTTATTACGTTCATATTTTGTATACAACTCTGCAAACTTATCTTGGTCTGAATAAAATGCTTCGTATAAGTCTGGCACTTCGTGTGGCGAGAATAAAGTTATGTCGCCGCCGGATAATAATCTTTCATACATTAATTTATTAAGTTGAATTGAATAATCTAACTTACGTACTCTGTTATCCTCTGTACCTTTGTTATTCTTTAGCACAAGAATGTCTTCAATTTCGTAATGCCATATTGGGAAGTGTGTAGTTGCACTACCACCACGTACACCATTCTGTGTACAACAACGTACTGTTGCTTCAAACTTTTTTAAGAACGGGACAACACCTGTGTGTGCTACTTCTCCACCTCTAATTTTACTGTTTACTGCTCTAATACGTCCTGCGTTAATTCCTATTCCTGCTCTTTGTGCGGTATAACGCCCAATAGCCATATCAGAACTAAAAATGGAATTAAGGGTATCATCGCTATCAACAAGTACGCAAGAAGCAAATTGTCTAAGAGGTGTGCGGACGCCGGCCATAACGGGCGTCGGGATATTGATTTTAAAAAGGGAGGTCGCATCGTAATATCTCCTTACATATTGCATACGTGACTGTGCAGGATATTCTGCAAATAGAGTTGCCGCAATCATCATGTACATCATTTGTGGAGATTCATAAATGTCGCCACTACTTCTATCTTGTACAAGGTACTTGTCAACTACTTGACGAAGTCCTGCATACGTAAAGTTCTCATCACGTTTATGCTTAATGTATTTGTTTAAGGTTGAAAGTTCGTCTTCTGTGTATTTTTCTAGTATAGCACTATCATACACACCACGGTCAATATTACGTTTGATTACATCGATTAAAGGAATAGGATTGTATTGACCAAATGACTCTTTGTAGATTGGGTATAATAGTAAACGTGCCGCAACAAACTGATAGTTTGGATTTTCTAATGTAATTAAATCGTTCGCACTCTTAACTAAGATTTCTTGAATTTCTGCTGTACTCATGTTGTCATAAAACTGAATGTTTGCACTCATTTCAATTTGACTAGAACTAACTCCTGCTAGTCCTTCACATGCTTCTTCTACCACAAAGTGTATTTTATCGATGTCTAGTGGTACACTTGACCCATCTCTTTTTTGGATTTGGATTCCCAAGCCGTTTGTCATTCTCTATCTCCTAATCTTTAATCTTTAATATTTTAATGTAAGTGTATTTATTGTAGCCGGGGCATTCGATATATGCGTTGTGATATAAATTCTGTTGGTAAATCTGCTCTTTGGCAAACCTCATCAAACTCATAACACAATACATGGTTATCTACGAATACAGGATAAAAAAATACCTCACTTGTTCTATCTGTACTGATATGTATCTCAAAATCACTCTGGGAAAACCTATCAGTTAATTGTAAAGTATAACACACAGCCAAGCTATGTGTCAAGTCACAAATTTTATTTTGGAGTAATATCTCCCATGGTCCAGGCCATGTTGTACGATCCCAAGGATCAATGCTTAATTTACAGCGTTCGTGTCGATCGTAGTAGGAGATTGCATCCTGGAAGGGCTTATTACTTGTTTCTAGTTTCTTTCTAAATCTAGACCAGTCAAAGAGCCTGCTCTCAAAATTTAATTCTTGCATTAAGTCTTATACGTAACGTTAAAGGATATTGATCCTGTATCACTAGTTGTTGTATTCTTCATCTGCACAACTATTGTTTCGTTAGTTGCATCTCCATCCTCATCAGCTAACGCTGTCTGAAATTCTAAATTAGGTCTGTAAGCATCAGTTCCTAAAAATGTAAACTCGT